GGATAGGCTGGTACCGCACCCCTGCTCAAAAACCCCAAGCTGACCAAAGTCAGCTCAGGGCAATTTTACAGGTATAGGTGCATAAGCACTTCCCATTTCATAAGTAGGCTGGTTAATAAAAGTAAAACGTCTGAAGAGCTCCAAGCTCGCCAGATAAACATCTTTTATTCACCAGTTTAAATAAACTTATGAAATCCCAATCGGATCAGATTGGGTCGAACTTGTGCTCAAACAGTCGATATCATCTTTACAGATAACATCTTCCGTTTCGACCGCACCGCAACGGTCTAGATAATTTGTATACCATTCATGCCATTTAGCTTCTACTTTATAGCGTGTATGTTTAAATTTCTTCTGTCTTACAATACTCATAGAACACGTATCTTTAGAAAATCCAATCGCAATACGTCGGATAGCCTTTGGTATAAGTGTTTGTAAGATACCAGCATTAAATGTTGCTATCTTCATTACATCAGCAATGTGTTCTTTCTCTTTTGCTACTTCCGTAACAAAATACACTTTCACTCCATCTAAAATTAGAGTAAATATCAATGAGATAAACTGTTTGTGAATAGGATATAATCTTCCAACATATTTAACTTCGGAAGGACGTGATAAAATCACATCTAATTCTCGTTTACTCAAAGGTATTGTTGATAAGTGTGAGCTCACCTGAATATAAGGATCATTGCTCATGGGTATACGTAATTCAGATTCATTTATAAATAAATCATCTGCCCTTTTAAGAATTAACTTATTAGGGACTTTTGGTTTTAAACAATTAGAACTCTGAGAATAATCCTCAAAATCTAAATTGATTAAATCTTTTGTATCAGGAGAATACAATTCTGCTGAAACATCAATCTGGTTGTCACTAGTTTGTATTGAAGAATCATCCACATCATGATTAGATGAGAGATTCTTTTCACCCCAGATTTTAAATGCATCCTGTATTATACTTATTAAAATTTTACATTTGCGTTTAAAAAGTCCTTGAGTATGTGTTTCATAGCTATAACGATCAAATATATGATCATCATTGCGAACATTAATATACTCAGGTTTTTCAACAGAACCCTGCACTCTGGGCAAAATCACACCTTTATAGCATAACCAGTCAAGCCGAGTCATTAACCAATTAAGGAATGAATTCTCAGAAGAATCTGATTTAACTACATTACATTGAGATTCAAGAATCTCATTTGTGATTTTACAATCCTTTGATAATTCTATGGCACTATCTTGTGCAACTATGCGCATAGATTCTTCTTTATATGTGACACAAAATTTACGCTGTAAGCGTAAAGTCCAAGGTAACTTTTGTTCTAAATAAAATTCCATAGGAATCTTCTTAGGCAACCAAGGATAAATCATATCATCATAAAAAGATCGAAAGACGCCAACATCGTCAGTTTTATCAAATAAAGCATTCGCTGCTTGAATAAAATGTTCTTGTTGACATAGATGCCTTTCAAAATCTTGGACAACCTCCTGTATGATTTCCTCACGAGAAATCATCGGACTAGACTTAGAATCATCTTTTCCAGGCATATGAAAGGTATAGTCATTATCATAAGCTACATCATTGTTTTTTGGATATTGAGATTTCTCTAGTTGTATAAAACCACCAGTTTTAAAATCAGGATTCAATAATATTTGCTTTGATAATCTTCGATAGATAGCTCCAGGAGCTTCCATCCACGATAGCACACCATAATATGGTATTGCTCGGTTTGTTGTAATAATCACCAAATCTGGTTCAATATATACATTTCCTTTCATTTCTACATTAGGATTTAAAGATGTCTTCCTAATATTATTGACAAAATCAATAATCTTTCGCCATGGATTAGATCCACCCTGAACATATTTCACAGCCGCTACGTCATCAAAAATGACAACTTTATGACTAGATCTATATTCAGATTGGTATTCATCAGTCTCATTTAAAGTTACTAAATCACTAGGATGAGCTTTTCCATAATGACTCTTTAGACATGCAATTGCAGTCTCCATTGCGAATCGAGATTTGCCACATCCAGGTTGTCCAGTAATTAAAATGCAATAAGGTTGTTTTCTTATTTTTCCATTAGAATCATCCAATTTCAACATTTCCTCCACATGTACGATCCTCTCGTACGTCCTCTTTTGACTTGGAGTTATCGCCCCTATTCGATATATGGGCTTAATCCAAGCCAACCTACGTATAAAGCGTTCTCTTGTAATGCCAGCCACTTCAGTTGCTCCCGATCTAATCGCAGCAACTTTAGCCAATGCGTCTTCTAAAACCTTAAATCGGTCCAGAATAAACATTGTTAGTGTTTGAAACGTTACAAAAATAGTAAAGAAACTTTGAAAATACATAATAGTCTGATATTTAAAAATATGAAAATTAGTAACCATTGATTTTTAGAAGACGCACTAGCCGGTTATTCTAGTACACCTTTTGTCAAAAATGCTGCATTGTAAGCGTACAAATTAGGTTGACGAAGCCCGCTTTATCCGTAATCAGTACAAAGCCCTCTTTATGTTCCCCGTAGGGTCATGTCTACAATCGAGGTAAAAAGACGAGTTGTTGTTTTATAATATGAATCAAATGAATTATAAATAATATATACAATTTTAATTTTACACATCACCACACTTCAAATCCTCAAGTGATACATCCATAGACTCTGCAAATAATTTATCATTCTTTGGCGAGTAATCTTTGGAATAATATGGCTTAAGAATAGCAGTCATTTCTTCATAAGGAATAAAATTAATTACTCCTCTTAGATCATCATTTAATGCTACAATATTACGTAGCTTTTGTTGAAATGCCTCATAACTTTTACGTCCAAATAAATAATATTCGCGCATAGCACCATCGGAGTATGCACCAAATTGTTCTGTGAAAGACAAAGGAGTCTCTGAAGGTTTCTTAATCCAATGAAATCTCTTCAAAATTGAATCTTCTTCAATTGGAGCAACTACTCTATTTAAAGTTTCATCATATTTGAAGGATCTCTTAAGAAAAGAAATTTCTTCAATACCAATGTATGGTCTAGATTCTGCATCTTTATCTGCCATTGTGTAACTAATATCCAATTTCTCAAACTCTTTTTGACAAGAAGTATGAGTATACCAACTGCAGTGATGTTTCACTGACATAGCATTATCATCACCATAAGTACCCAATCTTACATTGGATGCAAATGGCTCACGAATTTTAGGATATTGTGCATAATACACATAACGCATCATAATAGAATTGCAAACACTATTCAACTGAACAGTAATAAGATTTCCCGAAGGATTTCCATTAGCAAATCTATATAGATCACCCTCAAATAAAATGTTTGGATGAATAATATCAGACAATGCCCCTCGGACCAATGCAAGGTCTTCTTCAGAGCAACCAGCAGCTTCATACCATGAAACCATGATCTTTGCTGCTGCACCTGTAATCTGAGCAGCCATTCTTGTATCAAAACCAGCAAAATCACCAGCAATCATTCGCGTCTTACTGTACTCTGTAAGATATGTATGAAAATCATCCCACTCCTTAGAAGTAGCATTGATTCCAACCATACATTCAGAAGTACGCCAGAGCTTCCTCATAATAATGGGAATCCCAGCTAACGCTCTACGAGAAGCTACAAAGTTAGCA